GGTGAAGCAATGGACATCACAAGTATGGGTGGTAAGTCTAATTTAGAGATGTTTCATTATATAAAAGATAACCTTTGTTTTGACCAATTGATCTGGGAATTCGGCAAGGAACCTAAATGGTTGCACGTTTCTTATAGTCCGGTAAAAAATAGAAAACAAATTTTAGTAACAAAAAAAAGAGGTGTGTATTACACTTATTAATATGCCTATACCAAAGAAGAAAGAAAACGAAAAGCAAAAGGATTATATGATTAGGTGCGTACCTCAACTAATGAGATACCACGGTAAATCACAAGCTATTGCAATTTGCTATAAATCTTTTAAAGGTGAAGAAGTAGAATTAGAAAGCTATAATGATTATCCGGATAGTGCATCTAATAATGCAAAGAAAGCTATAAAGTACAAAGAAGAAAATGGTTCATCTTGCGGAACTCAAGTTGGTTGGACAAGAGCCGGACAATTAGCAAGAAAAGAAAACATATCCAGATCCACGATTGCAAGAATGGCTAGTTTTAAAAGACATCAACAACATAAGGATGTGCCTTATAAAGATGGATGCGGTGGCTTGATGTGGGATGCTTGGGGTGGAACATCCGGAGTTGAGTGGGCAATAAATAAATTAAAATCAATAGATAAGAAATGATAACAGATTACAAAACATTGCTTATAAATTTAGGAACATTTTTATTTTCAATGACAAACGTAGATATATTTTTAAAGATTACACTTTTACTTTTAACTATTGGGTATACCGCACACAAGTGGTACTTAATGAACAAAAGAAATAATGAGTAAAAAGAAGTTTAAAGATACTAGAGTAGGTAAATTCTTATCAAAGGCTGCCCCAAATATTTTAAAGGCAGCAAGTGATCTGGTACCGGATGCGGGTATTTTAAAACTTGTAGGCGGACTTATAAGTAAAGATGAACAGTTACCTCCAAAGGACAAAGAAGAAGCTTTAAAACTGCTTGAATTGGATATTATAGAGATAGAAGAAATATCCAAAAGATGGAGTGCAGATATGGGCAGCGATAGTTGGCTCTCAAAGAATGTGAGACCAATGATGTTAATCTTCTTAACTGTATCTACTTGGTTGCTTATTTTGATGGATAGTTTAAATATTGAATTCGGTGTGGGTATTGAGTGGATAGATTTACTTAAATCTTTATTAATAACTACATACGTTGCATACTTCGGAAGTCGTGGGTTTGAAAAGTATAAATATATTTCCAGGTCTAAATAGAATATTTTTCCTAAATCATTATCTTTTATATATATTTAGGTATTTATTTTTATCTATTTATTTAATATTATATTTCTATATTTGAAGTAATAAAAAATCTCAAAGTTATTACTATTAATTTTAAAATCAAAATATGGAAAACACAAAATGTATTAAAGTTAGAAAAGATTACTATTTACTTGTTATAGATGATAAATCTTTAGGAGAATTTGAAAGAAGTGAATTACGTAACATTATTGAAGTTATAGATAATGCCATCTAAACTCTCCAGATCCAAGATTGTTAAAAAGCTAGATGCAGTCTTTAGTCAATATATAAGATTAAAGGATGCAGACCATAAAGGTGATGTAACTTGCTTTACTTGTGGCAAGGTTTCACATTATAAGGTAGGAATGCAATGCGGACATTTTCAAAGCAGAAAACACTACGCAACAAGGTGGATGGAAAAAAATGTTGCGGTTCAATGCGTTGGATGCAATATGTTTAAATCCGGTGAACAGTATTTATTCTCAAAGTATTTAGATGAAAAATTTGGTGATGGAACTGCGGAAGAACTATATATTAAATCAAAAGAAACAGTAAAATTCTCGAATGATGAATTATTAGATATGATAAAACATTATAAAGAGTTGGTAGATAGCTTTTAAATACTTACATTTGACTATTCTGTTTTGTTAAGGGAAAGGGGTTTGACTTTATGTTAAGCCTTTTTTTTTGCTTTTAACGATACTTATTAACATATTTTTGTTATATTTGTTTATTATTAATCAATACTTAACAGAATGAGAACACAGAAACACGATTTAAAACAAGAGATTAAAGATCTGGAAGTCAAGTTACAAAAAGCAATTTTTGACAAAGATTTATTTGAACAAAGGGCAATACTAATAGATTTAGATATTGCAAAATCAACTTTATACAATATTCAATAATGGATACAAATTATTCAAAGGAAACTGCAAAGACTAAATTTGACGAGTATACATATAGGATAGAAGCCTTATGTAATAGAATAGAAGAATTAAAAGCACAAATAGAAGTATCACAAATATTTAAACAAAATGGATAGAGAAAAATTATTAGATTTGTACAAGAAGTACGATTTGGAAAAGACAGATGTTTACAAGCATCAGCACTATGTTATTATCACCCGCCAAGGGATAGAGAAGATAGCTGCAAAAGAAAACATAGCAATCAATTATGAAGTTGTAAAATGTGAACCTAGCTTTGCGGTTGTAAAAGCTTATGCAAAAAAAGAAGATGTAGAAATACAAACCTTTGGAAGTGCATTAAAAGGTGCCAACTATAAAGATGGAAACTGCAATAGTTGGTACGTAATGGAAATGGCTGAAAAAAGAGCGTTATCCAGATCCGTGCTTAAGTTGACCGGTTTCTACGAGTTGGGAGTATTTGGCGAAGACGAAAGTGACGATTTTAAAAGAAAGTAAAATAAAGTTTAATAAATAAATAATTAACAAAATGAGAACAGAAATTTTAAACAGAGTAGGTTACAGTAATGTAACAAAAAAGAAAAGCGATATATCAGTATCTTTGGTATATATCACTCCGGAAATAGCTAAACACTATTTAAGTTATAATACACAAAACAGAAAGGAATCTGGAAGTAGTATTAATTTTCTAACCCAACAAATGAATAAAGGATTATTTATTGAGAATGGTGAAAGTATTGTATTTGATAAAAATATGAAATTAACAGATGGACAACATAGATTAATGGCTATTATTAAATCCGGTAAATCATATCACATACCGGTTGTTAAGGGTGTAAATGTGAAATCAATGGCTACATATGATACTGGTAAAAATAGAAGTGCATCGGATGTTCTTTCAATAAATGGTTTTAAAAATGCAAGTTTATTATCTTCCTTTATAAAATTAATATATAAGTATAAAAATAAAGGCTCAAAGTCTGCTGTAGCTTTAGGGTATAAAAGAGATGAACAATTAAATAACCAACAAATATTAAATTATTGCAAAGACAATTATGATTGGTTGTATAAAATTATTTTAGAGGTTACAAATATTTATGTGAAATCTGAAATCAAAGTTGTAAGTAAATCAAATTTATGCTATATAGTTTATTTGATAGGTGGAAAAAATCCAGATCAAAGCGTGTATGAATTTATAAAAAATATTTATGGATTAAATAGAACTCAAGAAACTGCAACCAGTTATCTTTATGGAAAATTATATAAAGCTAAAATAAACAAAGAGCCATTAGGTTTTTATTGGTTGTTAGGAATGACTATAAAAGCTTGGAATTATTTTATAGATGGAAATCCATCGGTTAGATTTTTTAGATTTAATACAGAACAAGAATTACCAAAAATTAATATTAATAACTAAATAAATAAATATGAGTGCAATTATTAATGCTTCGATTAGGGTGGATAAGCTCCCCAAAGAAAAATTTGTAAAAGGCAAGGATGGCGCCGTCTACTATAACTTTACCTTATCTGTAAATGATGAAACAAGATATGGAAATAACGTAGCGGTTATGGATAGCCAAACCAAAGAAGAACGTGAGGCAAAGGTAGCTAGAAACTATCTAGGTAACGGGAAAGTGGTGTGGACAGACAGTAACATTGTAGTTGCTGAACGTGAAGATAAACCACAAGCAGTAAAAGAAACTGTAAGTGATGATTTACCATTTTAATTAGCCTAATTTAAAAAGGGGTGTGAGTTTATAACTTGCACCTTTTTTTTATATATTTAACAAATGACAGAAAAAGAAACAGAACAGAATATGTTAATGGAATTTATAGCAGATACTTGTTATATTGATATTAATAAGAAAATAGATTATCCTCCGGTATGTTTAAGTTATGGAGAAAAGGTTTTACAATCGGATAAAGGTGACAGTATTATACCAATAGCTTTGGGAACATTTGGTAACCTATCGGTTATAACTGCACCACCAAAGACAAAGAAAACATTTTTTGTATCATTATTAGCAAGTGCTTTTTTAAGTGGAACTAATATTTATGGCGGAGATATTAAAGGGCATCGGGGATCTGGTGATTTAATTCACATAGATACAGAACAAGGTGCTTGGCATTGCAGTAAGGTATTCCGGAGACCATTAGATATGGATAGAGATATACCAAAAGATAAATATCATACCTTTGCATTACGTACAATAGGTTTTAAGGAACGTTTAGAGTTTATTGAGTATTACTTAAAGGAAAACATAAAGGAGCCATCTTTGGTTATTATAGACGGAGTGGCGGATTTGTGTGCTGATGTAAACAACATAGAACAAAGTAATGAATTAGTAAGTTCTTTAATGAGATTAAGCCAACAACAGAATGTTCACATTATTTGTGTGATACATCAAAATTATGGAAGTCAAAAGCTAGGAACCGGACATTTAGGTAGCGCCCTGGAAAAGAAAGCGGAGACAGTTATAAGTTTAGAAGCTAACACGGTGAACAAGAATTGGGTAACTGTAAAGTGCGGAAGAAGTAGGGGTTACTCTTTTGATACATTTAGCTTTGAAGTAAATGAAAAAGGATTACCAACAATAGTAAATGATTTATATGACCCTTTAAAATGATATGGTACAAAAAACAATGATATTAGTTGCTGCAAAGCATAAAGAATGGCTTGAGATAGTTTTATCTTTTGGATGTAAACAAGAAGTTGCAGAAGATCTGGTACAAGAAATGTATTATAAAATACAATTGAAGCTAGAAAAAGGATTAGATATTATGTATAATGATAATGAAATAAATTACTATTATATCTTCAAGACATTAAGAACATTGTTTTATGATTTAAAAAGAAAGGGAAAGAATATTACTATAGTATCAATGGACGATATTCATCTAACTACAACGGATGTAAATTTTACTGAACCATATGATAAAATACAAGAAGAACTATCCAAGATGTTCTGGTATGATAGAAAAGTATTTGAGATTATAAATGAGGGTGAAAGCATTGCAGAATTTAGCAGGAAAAGCCTTATACATTACTATTCACTTTACAACACATATAACAAAGTAAAAAGCAAACTAAAGAAACTGTTATGAAATTAGGGAACATAATTTATTACATTACAAAATATTCCGGTATTAAATATCTAGTAGATAAATACCACAAATTAAGGGGTACTAAATGCGATTGTAACAACAGAAGAAAAAAGTTAAACGAAATAAAAATTGATAGATGGTAAAATTTACTAAAGAAGATTTTAAGGATTGGAGCAACTTTAGGTCTGAACCAAAAAGCACATTACAAGGAAATGAGTTTGAACTAATATGCCACTTACACGCAAAATATTACAATCATAAATACCACAAACCTTGCACTTGCAATCCAAAGAAAATAAAGTTATGGATAAAACAACTTAACGTAATTTGGAATAATGGGAATTAAAAAAATTCACGAATGGGAAAAGGCAGTTGTATTTCTACTTAACCTAGATGGCTGGGAGTTGAAACATTGTGGTGATGGATATTCAAGATATGATGCAAAAGGAAAAACTCCAAAGGGAAAGAATTGCGTTATAGAGATGAAATTTAGAAACAAGTATTATGAAGACAAGATGCTTGAAAAAGATAAGTATGATGCTTTGATGGATCTGGATGGAGATATTGTAAAGATATTTTTTGTAAATGACCCAAAGGGAAACTTTATGTATTGGCTAAATATTTTAAAGATGCCAAATCCGGTGAAAAAATATTGCCCAGATACTACAATGTGGACAAAGAAAAGGTTGCTTAAGGATGTTTATTTACTAACAGAGAATGATGCGAGTAGGATTAATATTAATATTGACCCTTTATAAATTTTGTTTATAAGTTGATAAGTGTTATATTTGTTTTATATTAATTTTTAAAACAAACAGAATGAAACAGACAATTAATTTTTGGCAATTTAATGATGCATTTTATAAGATGGATAGAGAGCATCAATTTACTAATAAAGGAAAAAAAGCCTTATTTGAATATTTAGAAGAATACGAAGATAGTACTGAAGAACAAGTAGAATTAGATGTAATAGCACTATGTTGTGATTATTCAGAATACGATAGCCTTGAAGAATTCCAATTAGATTACGGACAAGAAGATTACCCAGACATTGATGCAATAGAATGTGAAACACAAGTTATACGAATAGATAATGATAGCTTTATAATCGCAAATTTTTAATATGAAAGTTAACGAAGCAGCTTGGGAAAAGCTAAAGAAACAAATAGAGTATTACACAGAAGCTGATACATCTATATCAGACATATCGATTAACTACCAGGTTAAAGAAACGAAGAATAAAAATTATTTAAGACTTAACATAACAATAGACAAATGGGACAAGATAACAGAATAGAAAAATTAGAAACAAGAATTAAGATTTTAGAAGCACAATTACAAGAAGCACAATCACATACTTACATAGGTGAAACAGATACATTACATTGTTCAGATGGTGAGTTGTATATTGGTTACGATGATAACAAAACACTTGTGATGGAAGTAGACCAGCTTTTTAGAGATTTACCAAGCATTATAAGTATGGTAACCAAAGAACAAAAGAAGATGCAAGAAATGCACCTTGAAATGATTAAAGAAGCACAGACAGAAATATGATAACTGTAAACAGTATTTCTGGCGGTAAAACATCTGCATACTTAATGAAGCATTATCCGGCTAATATAAATATATTTTCTTTGGTAAGGGTTGAGGATAAAAATAACCTTTGGATGAAAGGAAAGGATGAAAAGATAAGGCAGCTTGTATCGGATAAGATTGGAAAAGAATTTATTGGTACAGTTGAGATGGATGAAATAATATATACTATTCTAGATTTAGAACAACATACTGGACAAGGTGTTAATTGGGTATCTGGAGATACGTTTGAAGAAGTGATAAAAAAGCACGGTAATTATCTGCCAAATAAGATGGCTAGATTTTGCACAACGGATATGAAAATAATACCAATATTCAATTTCTTAAAAGAAAACACAGAACTTCCAGTAAGAATGCGAATTGGTTTAAGACCGACAGAGAAAAACCGAATGGCTAATATTTTAGAACGTGCTGATGAAAATGGTTTAGAATATTTTAAAACAATAGTTGGTAAGTCGAAAAATGAAAAACAAAATAAATGGGGTGATGTGCCTTATAGATATGCAGAATTTCCATTGATACAAGACAATGTACAGAAAGATACTATATATAATTATTGGGATAACCAAAAGGTAAGGTTTGCATACAGAAATAATTGCGTTGGGTGTGTAAATAGAAACCCTTTGTTCTTATCTCATATAGCACAAAAGGATAAAGAAAGTTTTAATTGGTTTGTTAAGCAAGAAGAAAAGACCGGAAATACTTTTAATACAGAAGCTGCATATAAAGATATATTAAGGTTTGGAGTACAGAACCAATTATTTGATGAAGATTTTGATGATTGTGACAGTGGTTATTGTGGAATTTAAAAAACAGAAATATGATTTTATTAGTTGATGCAGATAGTTTAATTTTTGCAAGTTGCTATCGTAAAAGAGAAACTCCGGAAGATGAAAAGTATTACAAGGATATTGTAGATGCTAGAAATAAGTTTGACCAACAGTTTATGAAAATTGTGAATGATCTGGAAGAAAAGTATACTATTGACAAGGTGCTTTGCTTTAGTGGTTCAAAGGGTAACTTTAGAAAGTTAATCACACCAAAGTACAAAGCGAATAGAAAGAAGCAAGAATTACCTCCGCTATTGAATGAGATGCACCAATATGTAAAAGAGCAATACGATAGCATATGGGGATCTGGTATTGAAACAGATGATATGGTTGCGAGGTATTGGAAGCAGATTAGCGATGATTTAGGTAGGGATGAAGTGATGATTGTATCAATAGATAAAGACTACAAACAATTCCCTTGCTTGATGTATAACTATCATTATAAGCACCAGGTTGTTTTAGACATAACAGAAGAAGAAGCAATGTTTAACTTTTACTCACAAATGATTGAGGGTGATACGGCAGACAATGTAAACTATTTTAAAGGTAAGGGTAAGAAGTTTGCAGAAAAGCATTTCAAAGACTGCACAACAAAATACCAATACACAAGAAAGCTATATGAATTATTTAAACAAGAATACAAAAGCAAAGCAAGACAAAAATTTGTTGAGTGCTATCACCTTTTAAAATTAAGAACAGAATGAATATAACAAATGAAGATAATATGTTTTTAATGGCAAGGTATCCAGATAATCATTTTGATTTGGCTATTGTTGACCCGCCTTATGGAATTAATGCGGATGATAAAAATAGTACAGATAAAAAACAATCTAAAAAATCTGCATCAAAAAGCAAAGATTATGGAAGTCAAAAGTGGGATAATGCAATACCTAATGATGATTATTTTGCAGAGTTAAAAAGAGTTAGTAAAAAGCAAATTGTTTGGGGTGCAAACTTTTTCAATCTACAAGGTGGTATGTTGTATTGGCATAAGCACGTTACAATGCCTACATACTCACAAGGGGAATTAGCTTGGTTAAGTTGGTTAAATAAAGTTGATTTTGTTTCTATTGCTTGGCACGGAATGATACAACACGATATGAAGAATAAAGAAAACAGAATACACCCAACACAAAAACCAGTTAAATTGTATGAGTGGTTATTAATAAACTACGCAAAAGAGGGTGATAAAATTTTAGATACACATTTAGGAAGTGGAAGTATTGCACTTGCTTGTCATAACTTAAAATATGATTTAACTGCTTGTGAACTTGATAAAGAATATTACGATGCAGCTATAAAAAGAATAAACGAACACAAACAACAAATAAGAATGTTTTAATATGAAAGATATAAGAAGTATGAGTTTAACAGAAAGGTATAAATACCAAAACGAACAAAAACAAAAAAAGTTTAATAGTAAACCAGATAAAATAGTAGAAGATTTAAAAAGAGAGTTTGACATAAGAAGTTGTGTAGGTATAGACAAATACAAAACAACACTACAAGATAATAACAGAGATGATTTTTTGCAGCACTTAAAAGAAGAACTAATGGATGCAGCATTATACATACAAAAACTACAAAGCAATGGAAGAAAATAAAATAGACATACCGGTATTGAAAACACCTAAAGAAATAAGTGATTTACTAATAACAATTACCGGAGTAGATATATTTGATAAAACAAGAGTTAGAAATGTTATAGAGCATAGAGCTTTTTTATGTTATTTACTAAAAGACAAGTTTGATCTGGGACCAAGTGCTATTTCTGCATTTATGAGAACACAACCAAAGTTAAAAACATATGACCACGCAACAGTAATACACGCATTAAAAATGTTTAAGGTTTACAAATCATATAGAGAAGAATACTTTAATACTTTGGAAAGTTATTTTGAAATAAGTCCGGATGCAGATTATAAGGAATTACCAAAATTGGAAAGGTTGTTAAATCAGTATAAAGAAATTAAAAGCAAATACAACATTGCTAATAACAAGATAAAGAAATACGAAGAGCAGTTAAATGAGGTTAAGGAATTAAGAAAAAAGATTAAATCTGGTTTTACTGAAAATGAAATACTTTATAGAGATTTAAACAAAGCCCAAATGAAGATATATGATGAAAGAGCAGCATTAATATTAAAATCTTTTGAATGGCAAAAGCCTAAAAATGAATACGAAATAATAAATTGTGCAACGTGAATGTATTAGAATTATTTGCTGGTAGCAGATCATTTGGAAGTGTAGCAGAAAAAAGAGGGCATAATGTTTTTAGTGTAGATTGGAAACAATTTGATGGTATTGATTTAGTAATAGACATAGAACACCTTGAAGAAAGTATGTTACCTTTTATACCAGATGTTGTGATAGACGGTAGACCTTGTACAACTTTTTCAATGGCTGCAATATCACACCACAGATATGAAGATGGAACACCTAAAACAGATTTTGCAGCAAAGTGTGATAAAATGAATATAAAGCTAAACAACCTTTATAAAAAATGGGATTGTATTTACTACATAGAAAACCCAAGAGCAATGTTAAGGAAAATGAATTATATGAAAGGGATGGATAGAACAACAGTAACCTATTGCAGTTATGGTGATACACGAATGAAACCAACAGATATATTTTCTAACAACATTAGAGATATGTTTAATTTAAATGGATGGCAGCCAAGAACTATGTGCTACAATGGAAATAAGAAATGCCAACACGAACCAGCACCAAGAGGATCAAGAACTGGTACACAAGGTTTAAAAGGAAATTATGAAAGAAGTAAAGTACCTTATAAATTAGTTTTAGATATTATAACACAAACAGAAAAAAGTATTTTAAAATGATTGAGTTTATAAAAACAATATTGTGTTTAGCATTAAGCTTTGGGTTTCATTGCATAGTATGGGAAGATTACTATGTAAAATCTAAATTCTGGAAAGTATATTGGGCAATAGTACTATTATGTTTATTTCCTTTAATAATAATAATATGATAAAACCAGAATGGCATTTTATGCTTAAAACAAAAGATATGACAAGAAAAAAATTAATACAAAAGCTACAACAACTATTTGACAAATTACCAAAGGGTAAAGAAAGAAAAGCTATAAGAGAAAGACTACTGAAATTAAAGTTAGGAAATAAATAAATTAAATACGTTATATATATGGAACTAGAAAAAGACGCAATAAGAATATTAGATAATGCTTACCAAGTTGTTATGTCATTAGTTGGCAACAGTGATAAAGATTTAGACAAGATACAAGAAATCTTGTCAAGCATAGATGATGTTCAAAATAAAATAGAAGATTTATAATATGGAAATAATTAAATTAAATATGTTATATATATGGAACTAGTAAAGATTAGTAAAGTAAAAGCAAATAAAAGCAATCCCAGATTTATAAAAGATAATAAGTTTAAAAAGCTAGTAAAGTCAATTAAAGACTTTCCGGAGATGCTTAAACTTCGCCCTATTGTAGTAAATAAAGATCTGGTTGTATTGGGTGGTAATATGAGATTAAAGGCTTGTAAAGAAGCCGGATTGAAAGAAGTATATATTTTAAAAGCTGATGACCTTACGGAAGAACAACAACAGGAGTTTATAGTAAAAGATAACGTAGGTTTTGGAGAATGGGATTGGGACACACTAGCGAATGAATGGGATGTAAAGAAATTGGAAGAATGGGGATTAGATGGATTTCCTTTTGAGGATGTTGAAGAACTAACAAACCCAAATAACATAGATACAGAAAACATATTTGCTACGGAATTAGACAGTGAAAGCAATTACATTGTATTGAAGTTTGAAAAGGATATTGATTGGATACAAGCTAAATCGGTATTTGGATTACAGACAGAAACTGGAAGAAGAGCAAATGGAAAGGAATGGAGCAAGGGAATAGGTAGGGTTTTAAATGGAGTTGAAGCAATTAAAAGATTAAAGAAATGAGAATAAAAATATTTGCACCATCTTATAAAAGACCGGAGAAAAGTATAACACAGATTACATACCCATTTGTTAAGCTAGTAGTGAGAGAAAGCGAAGCAGAAGAATATATAGAAAATGGAAATGATATTATAGTTTGCCCAGATCAAGCTCAAGGAAATATAAGCAGAGTAAGAAATTGGATATTAGATAATTTATTTGATGATGATACAGATTGCATTATTATAGTTGATGATGATTGTAAGGCTATAAGTAGATGGGAAAACCAAAAGAATACTAAATTTAATGAGAATGAACTAATTGACTTTTGTGCTAAAAAAAGTTTATTATGTAAGGAATTAGGTTTTAAGTTATGGGGATTAAATACAGTAATGGACAAAGGAGCATATAGAGAATACACACCCTTTAGTTTTATCCAGTTTATTGGTTGCCCATTTCACGGACATATAAAAGGAACTAAATTACGATATGATGAAGAACTTCCATTAAAAGAAGATTATGACTTTACGTTACAAAACATAAGAAAGTATGGTGGATGTTTGAGAGTTAACTTTGCAAATTATAATGTAAAGCAATCTGAACAAATAGGTGGATGTGCTGATTACAGAAACCTAGCATATGAAAAAGAACAATTCTTTGCCTTACAGAAGAAATGGGGGAAAGATATAATTAAAAAGGATAAGGGAAGCAAGAGAAGTTTTGACTATAATCCTATAATGAAAGTACCAATAAAAGGAGTTTAAATATGAACAAAGATAGACACATAAAAAAGGAAAGCTTATTAAAAGCACTAGAGCAGAGTTTAGGAGTTGTTACGGTGGCTTGTAAGAAAGCAGATGTTCCCAGGTCAACATATTACAAATGGCTTAAAGATGATGAAGCATTTGCTATTGAGGTAAGGGATATTGAAAACGTAGCATTAGATTTTGCGGAAAGCCAATTACATAAACAGATAGCTGATAACTCAACTGCTGCTACAATCTTCTATCTAAAGACTAAAGGAAAGAAAAGAGGATATATTGAAAGACAAGAGATTACCGGAGCAGATGGAATGCCTACTAATTTTCAAATAGAGATAATTGATAAAACCGAAGATACAGACTAATATAGTTTACAAGCATCTAGCTAATACAGATAAAAAGATTGTAGTTGAGCAAGGTGGTACAAGATCTGGAAAGACTTACAATATTCTTTTATGGATAATATTTAACTATTGTGCTAATAATAACAATAAGGTTATAACAGTTTGCCGTAAATCATTTCCAAGTTTAAGAGC